CCTCGAAGACGACGCGAGACGCGGGCGTGCCCTGGGTGATGCCCGCGGAGATTGCCGTCGTGTATGTCAGCGGGTACGCAGTGTTGACGGCTGCCGCCGTCACGTTGGCTGTGACGCCACCCTGATACTGGCCATCCTCAAGCACAATCTGCCGCCACTCGCCATTCTTACTGACAACGGGGTATTCGTTCACCTCGTCCCACAGGATGATGCCATTCTCAACGGCGCGGGCGTCGCCGCGCTTGAACGACAGCCGCGAGGCCGTGCGTTGCAAATATGACACGATATTCTGCGCCCAGACCTGCAAGTCTCCCGTGACGGGTGGGGGCGTGTACCCGCCACTCATCGCTTACTGCCCGCCACTGCGTCGAGGCGCATGATGCCGACGCGCCAGTCTGCCAGACGATCGCCTTCAACCCGCATCCGCACCTGACGCCCCGTGAAGCGCACGGATGTAGGGTTGGCCATGGCATAAGGGCCGTAGCTGCGCTCAGTGTCGTTGGGGTGGAAGCGTGTCTTGAACGTGGCCGAGACGTCGCCCTGCGTCAGCTCATCAGGGATCAGCATGGTTGCCGCCATGACGTTATCGCCAGAGCCAAGGCTGATCGGCCCGCTCTCCGCAAACACGTCTGCGCCCTCGTAGTTTAGGCCAGTGTCGTGATTGTACGCGTTGCCGCCTGTCGTGAACCACATGGGGCGGCGGAAGACGCCACGGTCAAAGCCAGCCGTGCGTGAGAGATGGCCGATAGACCAGTGACCCTCTTTGTAGTTGTAGCTGACGTAGCGGTCGATCTCGTTTGACCCGCCAGAGCAGTAGAACCACCAAATCTCGTTGTACTGCTGATTGGTCACGGACCAAATCTTTGACGCCTGCGCCGTGTTGATGTCGTTGAAGACGTAGTCGCCGACTTCGCACGGGATGTCCTGCACAGCGCCACCTGCGTAGCCAAAGAAGCCGCGCTGGCCCATCCAGAATACGCCCTCGTCAACCGCCGCCGCTGACTTGCGGCTAATAGCGCCGCAGGATGAGCCGACACGCTGGAAGCCGTAGACGAACTGCCCGCCGATGTATGTGGCGCTGTGGGCGTCGGTGTCGGTTATGATGAGGGACTGCCCGCGTGTGCGGATGCCCTGCATGATCTGGCCAGCAGTTTGCAGCTCGATGTCGCCCGCCTCGTTTGTCGCGGCAGGTGTCCAGAGCTGGTTGTTCTCGCGGTCGCACCACTGCACGAGGCGTGGGTTGCCGCCAGCGCCGAGCGCAAATAGGAAACGCTCCTCCGTGACCATCAAGCCGAGGTTGTCTGTCGGCGCGTTGGTGATGGGCGCGGCGTCTACGCCAGTGTTGAGCTGCCACTCAAGCAGGCGGCCGTCTGCCGTTGAGCAGGCCACGAGGTATTCGCCCCAGTTGTCGAGTGACCACGTTGTCGCTTCTGCGTAGTTGCCAGTGTCGGCGCGCTCAGTGCCGTAGAAGCCGAGGCCGTAGAAGCCGCCGCCGAAGCCCGTCTCGATGGCCGCGTCCAAGCTACCTACGGTGAGGTCTGAGGGCGATATGTCTGTGGTGATGTTGCTCTCAGTGCAGACGACGAGGCTGTCGTGGAAGCCAGCGGCGAACCAGCGATCCGATGACGTGTCCTGCCACGACAAAGCGCCGCGTGGTGCGGCGCTGCCAAGTGATACGCGATCCTCCCAACCTCGGACGGGTCGCATCGTGCCCTCCACCCACCGCACGAGGTTAGCGTCACGCCAGCGGTTGCTGCCCTGAAACTCAGTGCCGTTGCGGTAGACGCCAGCGGGGATTTGGAGCGGGATTAGCGGCATAGCTTACGCCTTCATAATGTATGCGAGCGCGTAGTATGGCGGGCGGTTCTCGTGGCTGCTATCGCTACCCTCTGATCCAGTGGTCCCGCTAAATGTGTGGTCGTGTGTGGCGTCGATACGGAGGTTTTCGTTTACGCCGCCAGCCCCAAACCCAGCCTGTTGAGACCCCGAGGGATTAGTCGCGCTGACAATGCCGTCGCCAGTGTTGCTAGGGATACCGTTGGCACCGAAGTTAATGTTGCCCGTCAGCGACTTCGTGCTAGTTGTGCCGCTAAATGAGTGCGTGTGGCTCGGCATCTGCGCTTCGCTTAGAGTCACGCTATCTGCACCGCCCGTGTCGTCGGGATCGTATGTGCCGCCCGCGCCCACCACAAAACGGCCACGCAGGTCTGGTGTGCCGTTGCTGCCGTTGCAGAGATACCACCCGCTTGGGACGCTGGCCACCGAGCCAGACCACATAATAATTCCGCCCGATGGCATAGCAGTGTCTATCTGCTCTTGGATGCTAGATGTCACGCCGTCAACGTGGTTAAGCTCTGCTGCGGTGGCAGTCACGGCCACGCCGCCAACTTTCCAGCCGACAAGGTTTGGCGCAATCGCCGTCGTGCCGTCCAGCAGGTTGTCGAGGCTATCGAGGTTGGTGTTGAGCTTCGTGCCCCATGTGTCAGCGGATGCGCCGACTTCGGGCTTGGTTAATCCGTAAGTTGTCGTTACCGTGTCAGCGCACATATTGAACACCTCCTTTTGATGTGTTACATCCAAGTATCAACCAGAGGTTTTTGCAATGGATATTGAAGAAATTCGCGACTTTCTTGACTACGACGCTTGCACTGGCGACTTCACTTGGAGGCGTATGTCCCCCAAGCACTTTAAGCAAGGTGTGAGGACGCCAGAACAAAAATGTCGGATGTTTAATGCCCGTTATGCTGGCAAGCCCGCGCTTACCGCAATAAACGGCAACGGGTACAAATCTGGCTCTTATCGGAGCAATCGAGTCACTGCCCATAGAATGGCGTGGGCTTGGGTGTTTGGGAAAGAGCCTAGTGGAGATATTGACCACATTAACGGCGATAGAGCCGACAACAGAATTGAAAACCTGAGAGAGGTCTCGAGGCTTCAGAACTCGCGAAATATGGGAATTTCCAAACGAAACAAGTCGGGGATTGTGGGAGTCAGATACAACCCCGCTAGAACGCGCTGGGAGGCCGACATTCGCGTTGAGAGAAAGCTGGTCTTTCTTGGCAGATTTAAATGCCTTGGCCAAGCCATCGCCGCTCGAAGGGAAGCAAGCCTTCAATACGGGTTTCATCCAAACCACGGTATGAGGTAGAAACCGCATCATCGCAGCTCACTCCTGTTGCTTTGCGCCGTGTCGGCCATTTCGCTTCCAATCCGTTTTCAGTGTGGCTCAGAGAGCGCTTAATTTAAGGCGCATCTTGCCATGTTTTGCTGCTCGAGGCAACGGGCGTCCATGTGCCAGCGGCGCTGCTTGCCGCCACCCAAGCCCCGCCAGCATCGCTCGCTGGTGTCCAGATGCCAGTCGCGCTGCTCGCGTCAGTCCATATTTCTGGGTTTGGCGGGAGCGGCTCCCACTTTTCGATGGCGTTGCCTGTGAATGCCAGAGCGGCGGCAATCGAAACGCTACTTGGGCGCACCCTGACGCAGCTTGAGGACACCGATGACGTTGCAGCAGCCTCAATGTGTATCTCGTAGACCGCGAGTGCTGTGGCGGACGCCGTGAGAGTTGCGGCTGTCGCCGCTGATGTTGGGCGCACTCGCAGAGCCAAGGACGCCACGGAGAGCGACGGAGAGGCCTCTCCAGAGCCGAGACGCACTCGCAGGGCGTCAGGTGTCGTTGTGAGCGCTGCTGACGCTGTGGCGTCCGCGTTGCGCGCTCTGATGGCGTCAGCGTCAACCGTTGCCGCCGTGTCGATCTGGCACGAGGCCGAGATGGCGTCGCCTACAGCGTAGCCCTCAAGCCAGTATTCAGGTTCGACGTAGTACGGGAGCGCCATCAGCGTATCTCTTTCTACTAATTACCGCCAAGGTGTTCCTGCGGCTGAGGTTGGGTTCTTGTCAGCTTCAATCTTGGCTGCAAGGGCTGCTTCTGTAGCGTCTTTATCAACGCCACCTGAGACCCAGCACCACGCCAGAACTTCAGCCTCTACAACCTCGTCATAAGGCGAAAAGTCAGGGTCTGTAGCGTCTGGTGTGAAGCCACAAGTGCCATATGATGAGGCTGCGTAGTCACCATCTACTGCGGATACCCGCCAGTGAGCTACAGTAATTCCGCCCGTTGCGATGTCGTGTTCGCATGTGGGGATAGTCCAGTTGTATGTGATAGCCATTATTCAATCTCCGTTAATTCAGGGTTACTCAGTGTCGGCCTCGACCTGTGGCGCCGTAATAAGCGCAACGGCATCTTCTGCTGTGTTGGCATTTGCATTGCAAAACACAATATGCTTTTTGCCTGTTTCATTTTCAGTCAGCATCCAGCCGTTGTTCGTGCCTTCAATCTGCTGTGCGGTATATTTGGGTTCCATGTGCCTTCTCCTTACAGCAGGGTTACGTTGTAGGTTCTTGTGAAGCCACTTCGGTTCTCAAGATACAGCGTTCCGCTTGTGCCAGCCAATCCAATGGTAAACTTCCCGTCCGTGCCTGTCGTTCCCGTCAGGGTGTTGGTATTGTCCAGAACTGTATTATTCCCGATAATTGCTGTTGCGCCGTAAGCGGAGTTGCCGAAGTCTGCGTAACCTAAAAAAAACTGGTTCGCATCGGGGAATTGGTCGTCGTCGTCCCCCTCAACAACATTCAACATCCCAAACCTCCGATTGGTAAAGGTCAACTCAGCCACAGCATCGTCAGCCACAGTCACCTGAACTGCGCTTATAGCGCTACCGTTTAGGACTACAGAACCTTCAGCGATTTCTACAACACCTGCGGAGTCGATGCGCATGACTTCGGAGCCATTGGTGGAGAACCGCATCCTGTCAACGCTGTGATCGTAGGAAATCTGACCTACGTCTTCACTATCTGGGTCAGAGAAGTTCAGGTTTGCAAGTTGGTTTGCCCCTGCAAGAATATCGACCTGCATATTACCGTCACGGGTGAATACAGCTTCCGTTGAGGAGGCTGGACTCCAACTAATAGCAGGGACAGACCATCCAGCAATAAGCTGCGGGGGCGTGCCAGAGGTTAGGTTGGTAAGGTTTGGGCTGCCAGCGACCAAATCTCCGAGAATTGTCTGGCCATTGACGGTAAACAAGGCATCTGGCGAACTCGTCCCAATCCCCACCGATCCTGCGGAGGTGATGCGCATCTTTTCAGAGTTACCAATACGCCATTCGTGAGTCAGCGCACCCGAAGCGTTTGCTGTGATCCTATAGTCGTTGGACACAAAGGTGCCGCCGTTGCGGGTCTGGATGGCGAATACATCAGCGTCACGGATCAAGATTGTGTTATCGAAGCCCGCCGAGCCATTGCCTTCAAGAAAATCAAGTCGGGGCGAACCACCGCCAATGGTTAGGTCGCCAGTTGGACTACTCGTCCCAATGCCTACACGGTTGTTAGCTGCATCAACATGCAACGTGTCTGTATCCACAGTCAGACCATCAGCCGTGACAGTGCCAAGACTTACGTCATCGTCAGGCTGTACTGCACTGTCAGCAAGTGAACCCTGAGCCGCCGTGGCGTAGTCCGTCGATGCCGTTGTGGCGGCAGTGCCAAGGCCGAGGTTTGTGCGGGCCGCAGACGCAGAAGAGACGTCCGACAAGTTGTTGGACGCCTCTAGCTTGTCCGCGTTCAGGTTTGTGAAGTTGTCGTCAACCTCAGTGTGCGTGAGGGGAGTGCCCTTGCCTGCGCGCGTCGTTATGCTGGTCATTTATCAATCCAATGTGATGTCGAGGTCGCCTGCTGGGATACGGAGAACGTCACCCGTGTCGATGGCCTTCGATGACGTGAGGGCCGCGTAGGCGATCAGGTTGCCGCTCGTGGAGGCGTCATAGACGCCAACATGCGTGACAGTTCCGTAGGAGGCCGTGGCTACGGGGTATTCAAGCGCCGCAGCGTTGGTGGCGGCGTTGCCTGTCACGGTGAACGTGGCCGACTGGCGAGCGTAGTCGCCGCCAGACACCTCTGTGCCGCTACCGTCTTCGGCGGGGTTGCTCGTGAAGAGCGCAACGTGCCAAGACGTGGGGCGCGTGGCGCTGCCTGTGGTGAATACCCACGTCAATACGCGGTTCTCGAATGTGTTTGAAAAGCTCATCAGTAGCTCCTGACTTTCATGCGTAGACCAGAGCCGCCGTATTTGCTGCGCTCACTCTCAGCATTTATAGCATCTATGGCGTTTTGATACAACGCAGCCCAGACTTGGATGCGGGCGTCGTCCTTGAGATACGGGGCCGAGTGAACCAGCGAGCCGTAGAGGTAGGCGTCGGCATACTGCTCCAAGAGCCAGTTGGATGTGTTGCTGTCGCTCAACGCGGGGATGCTGGCGATGTAGTAAAGCTCAACGTTGTAAGTGCTGTCGGGCGCTGGGTGGACCTCAAGCTCGCCAGCCGTGAAGGCGTAGTACGCAGGCGTGCCCGCTGTGTTGCGAGACTGCTCTTTGAGCTGCAGGAGATCCGACTGGCTGATGAGCTCAAGCGGGTTCGTGCCGTTGTCGGTGACGTGGAAGCGGATGACCTCGACAAAGTCAGCGGGAATGGCGCTGTACTGCGTGTCCAGCTCAGCCGTGCTGCGCTTCTCCATGCGCCAGTGGCGCACCTTGCGCTGCATGTCAGCCTCGGCGAGCGAGATGAAAGATGTCGTGACCGACGCAAGATCATCTCGGTTTAAAAAATCCGCGATGCTGGATTGCAGCTCTGCGTATGTTGTAATTGCCATCTATGTCACCACTTCGCCTTATCAGCCCAGTATGCCGCGGACATTTTGCCCTTGGCGATGTTCTTTGCGTGACGCGCCTTGAACGCCTTATTGCGTGCAGAGCCATCAGGCGATCCCTTCACGCCCTGCTGCCCAAAGCGAATGGTCTTGGTCTTGTCACCCTCTTTGGCGACGACAACGTGAGACTTCGTCTTGTGGCTCGGCGTGCGCTTGGGCTTATTATACGCCGAAACGCCTGCTCTGGCCAGCTTTGGGTCTTTTGGCACTACAGTGTTCCACTTCGCGTTCTAAAGGCTCTGTTCTCAGACTTGTTCAGCCACTTCTTGAGGGCTGCTGGGTCGTCGGCAATGCCTTGCTTCTTCAGCTCATAATACACGGAAAGCGGGATGGAGGCCACCTTTGCATGCTCGCCCCATTTTCCCGAC